CCAAAAAGTCTTAAAAAAGAAAATGACAAATGGGTTATTGAAGAATACCCCAAAGAGCTAAAGAATGTTAAAACTATATTTGATTGGAAAACATATCCAGAAGAGTTTCAGTTAAAGTGGGAAGGTTACATAGATGAGGAATTTAAAAGAAGAGAGGAAGGTTTTTGGTTTTATAATAAAGGCGTTCCTACTTACATCTCTGGCACTCACTACATGTACCTGCAGTGGAGCAAAATCGATGTTGGTAACCCAGACTACAGAGAAGCTAATAGACTCTTCTTTTTATTCTGGGAAGCCTGTAAGTCAGATTCAAGATGTTACGGAATGTGCTATCTTAAGAACAGACGGAGTGGATTCTCATTCATGGCATCAGGTGAAACAGTTAACCAAGCTACCATATCAGGAGATGCAAGATTCGGTATCTTATCAAAATCAGGTAGCGATGCTAAAAAAATGTTTACCGACAAGGTTGTACCAATATCTCTTAACTACCCGTTTTTCTTCAAACCTATACAAGATGGTATGGATAGACCGAAGACTGAACTGGCATATAGGGTTCCTGCTTCTAAGCTAACCAGAAAAGGTATACAAGCTAACGAGACAAGAGAAGAGCTTGAGGGTCTTGACACAACTATTGATTGGAAAAACACAGGAGACAACTCTTATGATGGTGAAAAGCTAAAGCTTTTAGTACACGATGAGAGCGGTAAATGGGAAAGACCAGACAATATATTAAACAACTGGCGAGTAACAAAAACTTGTTTACGTTTAGGTAGTCGTGTTATAGGTAAGTGCTTAATGGGTTCTACATCTAATGCGTTAGATAAGGGCGGCGAAAACTTTAAAAAGTTATACGATGACTCCGACGTAACAAAAAGAAACAGCAATGGTCAAACAAAGTCTGGATTGTACAGCTTGTTTATACCAATGGAGTGGAATTACGAAGGTTTTATAGATGAGCATGGGCAACCAGTGTTCATAACGCCGTCAGAAGAAGTTTTAAGCCCGTTTGGTGACACTATTGATGTTGGGGTTATAGATTACTGGAATAACGAGGTTGATGGTCTTAAAGGAGACCAGGATGCTTTGAATGAATATTACAGACAATTCCCTCGTACAACAGAGCACGCATTTAGAGACGAAACAAAAAGTAGCATATTTAATCTCGCTAAAATCTACGAACAGATTGATTATAACGAGGACTTGCGTAATACTAATATTATAACGCAAGGTAATTTTCAATGGTCACTAGGTGTAAAAGACACAAAAGTAGAGTTTATACCTAGTCCACAAGGGCGTTTTAAGGTCTCATGGGTCCCAAACGCTGATGTACAGAACAGACAAACCACTAAGAATGGTATTAAACACCCAGGCAATGAGCATATGGGTGCATTCGGATGTGATAGTTACGATATTTCAGGAACAACAGACGGCAAAGGCTCCAAAGGTGCGCTTCATGGACTGACTAAATTCAGCATGGAAGATGCACCGCCTAGTACATTCTTTTTAGAATATATAGCTAGGCCTCAAACTGCGGAGATATTTTTTGAAGACGTGCTTATGGCATGTGTTTTTTATGGTATGCCAATACTTGCCGAGAATAACAAACCTAGGTTGCTTTATTATTTTAAGCGACGAGGTTATAGAGGTTATTCAATGAATCGTCCTGACAGATTGTGGAATAAACTTTCTGTAACTGAAAAAGAGATAGGTGGAATACCTAACTCTAGTGAAGACATCAAGCAAGCACACGCTGCAGCTATTGAGATGTACATTGATAAGCATGTTGGATTAAGTTCTGAAGGAGTATATGGTAACATGTATTTTAACGCTACTTTAAATGATTGGTCTAAGTTTGATATAAACAATAGAACAAAGTACGATGCTGCTATCAGCTCTGGGCTTGCTGTTATGGCTTGCCACAAAGATATGTATAGACCTCAAGCAACAATACAGAAAACAAAATTAAATCTCAGCATTGCTAGATTCGAGCAACAAGGGGAATTATCGAAAATAATAAAATAACCATATGGCTAACCCAGTTATAAATAGTTTTTTCCCTAGTCAAGTCGCTAGTGACCAAGAAAAGATTTCGCAGGATTACGGACTTCAGGTAGGACGGGCTATTCAAGATGAGTGGTTTAGCAGTAACTCCGGTAACTCAAGATTTCAAAGTAATCAAAATACTTTTCACAATTTAAGATTATACGCAAGAGGAGAACAAAGCATACAAAAATATAAAGATGAAATGTCTATTAACGGCGATTTGTCTTATCTTAATTTAGATTGGAAGCCTGTACCTATATTATCTAAGTTTGTAGATATTGTAGTTAATGGTATAGCCGATAGAGCTTTTGACATTAAAGCTTACTCTCAAGATCCGTATGGTATAAGTAAGCGAACAAAATACATGGATTCAATTATCCGTGATATGCAAACAAAACAGCTTAACGAGTATGCTCAAGAAGCATTTGGCGTTAATCTTTTTGAAAACCAACCAGACAAGTTACCTGATTCACAAGAAGAACTAGAGTTGCATATGCAGCTTAGCTACAAGCAAGGCATTGAGATTGCAGAAGAAATAGCGATCAACACTTTGTTAGACGGTAACAAATATGACCTAACTAAAAAGCGTACTTATTACGATTTAACAACTTTAGGTATTGCCTCGGTTAAAAACAACTTTAGTGAATCCGAAGGTGTTACAGTAGAATATGTCGATCCGGTGAACATGGTATACTCTTATACTGAATCGCCGTATTTTGACGATATATATTATGTAGGCGAAGTTAAATGGGTTCCTTTAAATGAACTTAAAAAACAATTTCCAGATCTTACTAAAGATGAAATGGAAAACATACAATCCACTGGGCAGCAAAGCTACGGAGTGTATGACCAAAGCTTAGGCGCCTACGATCAAAGAGATAACAATACCGTACAAATACTTTACTTTAATTATAAGACCTACATGAATGAGGTTTATAAAGTTAAAGAAACAGCTACAGGTGCTACTAAAGTTATTTTAAGAGATGATCAGTTTGATCCGCCTATCGAGGAATTTGAAGCTGAGTACGGTAAAATGTCACGATCATTAGAAGTTCTATATGAAGGTGTTCTTGTTTTAGGAACTAGCATATTGCTTAAATGGGGAATGGCTGAGAACATGATGCGTCCTAAGAGTGACTACAGTAAGGTTAAAATGAATTATAGCATTACTGCACCTAGAATGTATAAAGGTCGCATAGAATCGATTGTAAGTCGTTGTACTGGCTTTGCTGATATGATACAGCTTACGCATTTAAAGATGCAACAGGTATTACAAAGAATGATGCCTGATGGTGTTTATCTTGATGCAGATGGTTTAGCTGAAATTGATTTAGGTAACGGTACAAACTACAATCCGCAAGAAGCACTTAACATGTTCTTTCAGACAGGTTCGGTTATTGGTCGTTCCTTCACGCAAGAAGGCGATATGAATCCTGGCAAAGTGCCTATTCAACCATTACAAACCGGTGCAGGTGGTCAAAAGCTACAAACGCTTATACAAACGTATAATTATTACTTGCAGATGATTCGTGACGTTACAGGACTCAACGAAGCACGTGACGCATCCACACCAGATTCAAGAGCATTAGTAGGCGTACAGAAGTTAGCGGCAGCTAATTCAAACACAGCTACAAGACATATATTAGATTCAGGGTTATTCTTAACTGCGGAAACAGCTGAAGGCTTGTCACTTCGCATATCTGATATTATAGAATATAGCCCAGCTAGAGAAGCTTTCATACAAAAAATAGGCGGTTTTAATGTTGGTATACTAGAAGAAATAGGTGATTTACATTTACACGACTTTGGTATCTCAATAACGTTAATGCCAGACGAGGAAGAGAAAGCAATGCTAGAGAATAATATACAAACAGCATTGTCAGCTGGTTTAATAGATCTTTCAGATGCTATTGATATCCGTGAGGTTAGAAATCTTAAACTAGCCAATCAGCTATTAAAATTAAGACGTAAGAAAAAGCAAGAAAAAGATCAGTTAATGCAACAGCAGAATATGCAAGCACAAGCGCAAGCTAATATGCAAGCGCAACAAATGGCTGCTCAAACTGAAATGCAAAAAGATCAAGCTTTATTTCAAACTAAGGCTCAGCTAGAACAACTGAAAGGTCAGATAGACACACAAAAGATCCAGGTTGAAGTTGATGCCAAAAAGCAATTGATGGAATTAGAATTCCAGTATAATATGCAGCTTAAAGGTATTGAAGTAGAAAACGCTAAAAGAAAAGAAGGCGAAATAGAAGATCGCAAAGACAACAGAACAAAATTACAAGCAACACAACAAAGCGAGATGATAGCTCAAAGACAAAACGATTCCGCGCCAGTTAACTTTGAATCAGGAGGTAACGACACTCTAGGTCGCGGTATGGGCTTAGGTAGCTTTGATCCTAGGTAATAATTAAAGAGTAACTAATTTTATAATATTTTATCATGAGTGAAGAAATTCAAAACGAAGAGGTGCAACCTGAAGCTGTAGAGCAGTCAGGTGTATCCGTAAACCAAGATGGCGACATTAAGTTAGACATGCGCCAGCTCAATGTACAAGCTAATGCCGATACAATCGAAGAAACAACAGACGTGGCTGCAGATGAACAAGCCGAACCTGTACAAGAAGTGGAAGCAGAAGTACCACAACAACGAGAGCCCGTTCAAAATGAAGAACCCGCTGAAGAACCTGTAGAATTTTTACAAGAAATTACAGAAGAAGTTGAGGTTGCAGCTGATCAGTTACAAGATGATGTAACAGACGCTATTGAAGAATCGATTGACAAAGGTATTGATTTACCAGAAAACATTCAAAAAGTTGTTGACTTTATGGATGAAACAGGTGGGTCATTAGAGGACTATGTAAAGCTTAATACTGATTACGCATCGTTAAACGAAGACCAGTTGCTTCGCGAATACTATGAAACAAAGTATAGCGCTTACGATAGGGAAGACATTGACTTCTTGCTAAGTGATAAGTTTTCTTATGACGAAGACATTGATGACGAACGCGAAATACGTTTAAAAAAATTAGAGCGTAAACAAGCTTTGTCAGAAGCTAAAAACCATTTAAATGGTCTTAAGTCTCAATATTATAGTGAAATAAAAGCTGGGTCAAGATTGACTACAGATCAAAATAAAGCGGTAGAGTTCTTCAATCGCTATACAAAAGAAAGTGAAGAGGCAGCAAAAGTTACTGAAAGACAAACTAGTCGTTTTAAATCTGCTAGTGATAAAGTTTTTTCTGACAGTTTTCAAGGGTTTGATTACAATGTTGGAGATAAGAAATATCGCTACAAGGTTAAGAATGCTGGTGAGATTAAGGAAACCCAAGGCGACATTAACAACTTTATCAAGAAGTTCTTGAACGAAAAGAATGAAATGTCAGACGCCAAGGGATACCATAAGTCTTTGTTTACAGCAATGAACGCTGATTCAGTTGCGCAACACTTTTATGAGCAAGGTAAATCTGACGCCATGAAAGATAGTATGTCAAAAACAAAGAATGTTAATATGGGCGCGAGAGGTGTTCATGAGAAAGTAACATCTTCTAATGGCATGTCTGTACGCTCAGTTGATTCGGGAGATAGTTCTTCCAAGCTTCGGATCAAAAGTAGAAGAAAATAATAATCCATTTAAAAAATAAAACAAAATGGCAAACGGATCATTCGCGACGGCGCCAGCGTCACTCGCAAATTTAAGTCACCTAACCCCACGTCCTATAAAGGGGTTGTTCGCAGATAATTATATTCCTGTAGATCAAATGGACTTCACACAACAATTTCTTCCTGAAGTATATGAGAAAGAAGTTGAGCGCTTTGGAAATCGTACAATTAGCGGTTTCTTGCGTATGGTAGGTGCTGAGATGCCTATGGCTTCTGATCAAGTTGTTTGGTCAGAACAAGGACGTCTGCACATTGCTTACGGACCAAACGATGCAACTCACTTGGTAGCCGGTGGTGCTGCTGGAGCTACTATTACAATTGCTCAAACTGCAGCTAAGCCTTCGCTTATTGGTGCTGGTATGACTCTTGTTATTAACTTCGGACCTACAAC